CTTTAAACTGTGCAGCTGCTGCTTGAGACGCTTGCTGCTGGGCTTGGAATGCCGTGGCGGCTTGCGCTTGCTGCTGCGCGATATTCTGCTGCTGCTGCTGAAGGTACGCAAGACCACCAGTTTGCTGCGGTGGTGGCTGCGGTGTGGGCTGCTGCTGCGGTGGCTGCTGCGGTGTGGGCTGCTGCTGCGGTGGCTGCTGTGGCTGCTGTGGCTGCTGTGGCAGCGGAGCGGGCTGCTGGTACCGCGGTGTCTGCGGTGACGGGGGCTGTTGCTGTTGTTGCTGCAGCTGCGCGAGTGCAGACGCCATCCCGCCCTTACCACTCGGAAACTGCGGCTGTTGCGGCAGTCCCTGCGGCGACTGTTGCTGCTGCGGAAACCCCTGCGGCGGATACTGCGCCGGAGGTTGCAGTGGGGGCATACTCGTAGAAGGGGGGCGGTCATATCGCTGCTGTTGCCCCCACTGAGACTGCCTCTGCTGCCCCTGCTGCGGATTCATCCACGGCATTTGCTGCCGCTGTGGGGGGCTCCACGACTGTGGCTGGGGAAAGGGAAACTGCCCCTGCTGTTGCCCCCACTGAGACTGGGGCTGGGGCTGCCCCACACTGCCTTTACCCGATTGCGGAGACTGCTGATACGGGTTGTTAAAGGCGGGATTCAGTTGTGAGCCAGCGGGCTGTTGGGGCATACCACTCGGAAACCCCCCCGACTGCTGGTTACTTTGGTCATGGAGGCCAACCCACTCCCCACCACCGGGAGGAGGGCCGGGAGGAGGGCCGGGGGGCTGTTGGGGCTGGGGCAGCCCCATACTGCCTTTACCCGATTGCGGAGACTGCTGAGGCGCTCCCCCCGAAAACGCGCCGCGCGTGTGGTTTATCGGGGCGGCCTCCCCGGCCAGCGAAGCAAACGGACTGGTTTGGCCCGACCCACCTACGCTCATACCATCCTCCCACGGGTGTGTCCTTTAACCGCGCAGCCATCACCACGCCCACGACCGCCAACCTGACCACCGCGAGCAAAGGGCTTACCACCTTTCTTTTTAATCCATGGCGGTACCCACTTTTTCTTCGCTTTAACCTTCCCGCCCTTTTTCATCCCCTGCGGAGGAGGGCCGGGGGGCATACCACCGGGAGGAGGGCCGGGGGGCACACCCATACCACCACCGGGAGGAGGGCCGGGGGGCATACCACCGGGGGGCATACCCATACCACCACCGGGAGGAGGGCCGGGGGGCATACCACCGGGAGGAGGGCCGCCCTGCCCTTGGAGCATAGGAGCAACCTTTGCTATAACTTCTTTAGCCCCCAGTTTCTTAGCAGCCTCAAGGGCCTGCAGTATCCGTTCCTTATCGCCAGCACTAAATTTTCGTTTTTTCACGGCACCACCTTTTTTAAAAGTATCGCCCATTTCCGTTTTGGTTGTAGGAGCCTTTTTTCTCTTGGCCTCAATGCGCTGAGCTTCACGTTGCTCGGTAAAGTCTTTTAGTGCTTTGCCCGTAGGTTCATCCTCGCGAGGCTTATCTGGTTTCACAGAACCACCCTCTGCAAAACGATGCTTTAACCTTTTCATAGCGCTACCCTTGTAAACGGGCAAGTCAAGCTTACCGTGTTTAGTATCACGTTTGCCCAGACCTTGCTTGAGGAAGCTGCTGTTTTTCACGACACACTCGGAGCAACACCGGTAAGGGGGAGGGCATCTGTAGCTGGGGCGAGGGCTAGCTGAAACGTATCAGTAACCCCCGAGTGCACAGCAGCCAGCATAACTACACCCGCCGAGGAGTAGTCGGAGACCCCATGAGTACCGATATCCCCGGCGGCCACTACTTAATACCCGATTGGTTAACCAGCATAGTCACATAACCAGCAACCCACGATGTAACGTTTAGCCGCACTGCGCCAACGGGGAAGGCTATGTTGCCATCAGCGTTTGCTGTCTTTGAAACAAGGGTGCTGTGCACAAACACACGTAGCACAGATACTTTTGCTGTGTGGCTAGTAGCCGTTGTCGACGCTATTGTGTACGTAATCGTGTTCTGGTCGGTAACTCCGGCCACCTGAAACGTACCGTCCAGCGCTGCAACTCCAGAACCAGCAACAATTATTGAATCACTGGTAGTCAACCCGTGGTTCACCAACGTCAGCGTTGCCGTTGTCGCAGACGCAGAGATACTACACGCAACCCCGTTTTGGGGATTATCGTGCGTATACTCTACGGAGTACGTAGCGTTGATGTTGGAGGAGCAAACACACGCTAGCGACACGTTGAACGGCGTCGCTAGGAGGTTTAACGGTATCCACGCTCCCCGAACAGCAGAACTTACCGTTTGCTTTATGGGCCATGGCATTGGAAAACTCCTTACCGTTCAACAGCGGCGAAGACGTAGTCCACTGTCATAGTTTTAGCAGCAGCCGCACCATTCTGAATACCGAAAGTAAGATTCAGGATAAGGTTAGGGAAGTAAGTGCTTGAAGCGTCAAGTGACCATACCCGCGCGTCGTCGATGAAAAAGCTGCACGTCGAATCACTTGGCTCATAAGAAAAGCCCCATGTCGTAAAGGCTGTCCCCAGCGTGCCAACATTAGCCTTGGCGTTCTTGCCGGCGGAGTCATCCTTCTTTACGACAACGTCGATCAGCGCGTCGCCATCATCCTTCGAGAAATATATGCCGTCCGTCACCGTTGCGGCGGTGAAGATATCCGTATTGGTTATCTGCAGCCCCATTGCAACATCGGACTCCGTTGCATCGCTGACCTTAAACCGCGTCTTGAAATAAGCCCGCTTCGACGCAGACAAAAGGAACGACGCAAAGTCCAGCTGAAATTGGTTGTTGTCATTATCCGCGGCGGCATTGGTGATCAACAGATTGCCCCCGTCAACGGCGGTCAGGGCGCGTGTACCAGTGCCGGTCTCGGTAACCGTCCAATCAGACGCGAGGTATGTATCAAAATCGTTAAAGTAGGTGTGCCACTTCGACGGATCCGGAAGACCATAGTTGTATAAGGCTTCGCCGGGGGAAGTGTTGGTAACACCGCTTCTAAAATGTGTGGGCATAACATAACTCCTTTAAAGTTACACGGCACTTGCCGCATTAGTCCCTAATAAAAAAGGGCGGGGGAGACGTCACATCCCCCATCAAGGCGTTACTCGCCACCCTCGCTACCTTTACGAACTACCTGCGGAACCCCAGATACCCAGAGGATCCGACCAGCCGAAGCTGTAACGCTCGCGTGCTTTGTACCGCACATTGCCGGTCTCGAAGTCCCCTTCCATCTTGGTGGACATCTTCACGCGCTCAAAGTGCTTCAACCCGTTGGGTACGTCTGTCAACAGGAACCACGCGTTGGTGTCGGTCAGAAAATGATTGACCGAAGTACCCTGCGGAATGACGTTCATCGACTTGATTGCGTTGATATCATTATCCGCTCCACCCGGACGAAGCTCGGAGCCAAACAAACGCTTGGCCACAAACATATAGGCAGGGGGGATGACCAACTTACGCGGGCGCGCGGCGAGCAGCAAGTTACGCTCATCCGTCCAAGCAGCAATTTGAATCACAGCCGCCTCAATAGCGGTTTCATTCAAATCAACGCCGGCAGCGGCTTTGTTCGAGTTCACACCGCCACTAACCAGCGGGTGAGACGCGGAACACAGCACTACACCATCGCCACCTAGCGCGGTAGCAAACGCACTGTTGAGAACAGACGCGCCCTTTACCTGCTTGGTGTAGGACATGGCTCGGGCCAAGGCTTTGGTATAACGGGACGACAGACTGTCGTACAAGTTATCTTCCACCGCTTCTTCAGTGATGGAAAAGCCCAGCGCAATGGTCTCGTGCGTATACCGGGCAGTGAATGCTTCCTGCGCGGTATCGTACGCAATGCCCTGTCCCTCCGATTTCACTGGCGCGGAGCCAAAGCCCGAAAGCTTTGTTTCCTCTTCAAATGAACGATCGGACGATTCCGTTTCGTACAGTTCCCGATACTCCTCGCCGTAGCGCTTGTACTCCAACCCGAACAGGGCGTTTAGCCCCGGGAGCAGTTCCTTGAGTAGCTGACTTCTTGAAATAGCCATGGTAATAGCTCCTTAAATGCCGAGTTGGAAGGAATAGTGATGGGTGTTGTAATTCCACCGCACGATGCAGTCCGTAAACGCGTCGTTAGGTGCAGACAGCCCACCGCCAAAGATCGAGTTCTGATTCACCAGATCCACCAGCTTCAGCGGGTAGGTGTTGGTTGTCGCCGCCGTTGCATCGGCGGTCATCGCGCTGAGCCCCGTGGTGGCACTACCGGTCAACGTCAACAGGTTCATGTTCAAACCTATTTCCGCCTGTGCTACCTGACCACTAGCCTGAATCATAAACAGCGCATTCGGATCGTCCAGCACGCTTACCAAAACGTTGGTGTACCCCGCGGTAATGGCATTAACCGGAAGATACTGAGCATTCAGGGTGTACTTCAGCGTGGGGTCGGTGTACTGAACCCCCACACAGATGCCGATAGGCGACTGTGCGTCGAGCGTTCCTGCAGCCGGGGCGGTATCGCCTCCGTTAATGGCACCGGCGTTGAGAACGCAGATTCCATTCGTGTAAATTGCCACATCGTTGTCCGCCGTCAGGCGGTACTGCCGAACAGAGTTCGCGCCGAATGGTGACAAACCGCTGGCACCAATAGGCCGCATCCCATACGGGCTTGATACGAGAGCCATGTCCTTCTCCTTTATTTATTGCCTGAACCAAAACCCACACCGCGCGTTATTGAGGAATCGCGCTCCGCAAATAACGGCATACGAGGGTCATTATTTTTCATAAAGTGGCTGTCCACAGACTCCATTTGAAGGGAGTTTTGCTTCGCATACCACTCGTCACGCTGCTTGGCGCGTTCCGCAGACATCTTGCACAACATAAGACCGCCAATTTCGACGTTACCGTTGGAGTCCCCGTTCAAAACCAGCTCCGGGTAATCCACAGCTTTACAAGGCTCCCAGCCTTCACGTCGCCGCTTGGACACATTTGCCGGATCTGCTTGCCCCAGTACATGCGTGGCAACGTACCGGAAAACGTACCCCGGCTCAGGATCTGGCATTGGGAGCATGGACGGCGGGGCATAGGAGTTCATATCCCGCGTGTCTTTTTCCCGTGCTTCTGCATCTCGTGATTGCTTATCGGCCATCGTTATTCTCCAAAAGGGCTGCATGTCGCGCGTAATCGGCAAGGGATACACCAAGCTTTTTGGCAAGGCCCACCTGCGTCTGCGTAAGGGTAACTTTTCTGGTGCTGCCTGTTCGCGCTGTTGGGGCTACGACAGAGGCAGATTTGCGGGAGGCTCCCGCTTGTGCGTCCTCGAATTTACGAGGGAACGTCTCACGAACACTAGCGTCGATGCGCTTGTAGTATTCTTCCGAGCGGGGGTCTAACCCCGAATCAACCAATTCCTGATGTACGGCCAGCGCTAGGGCTGTCATACGATTATCTGACCCGAACCACTTATTGCGCTGTTGCCAGCGGACTGCTCTTTCGTCCGGATCAGGGACTTGTTTCGGAGTATATACCTGTTCGGGGGACTCCTGTAAAGGGGTTGGACGAAAATTTTTAGCAGCGTTCAACTCTAAGTTCGCGTAGGTCAACTCTGTCTGCGCTTCAATCAGCGCATCCGCGTCAAACGCTTCGTGGGCCTCCTTGTACTTTTTCTTTGCCATCTCAAGCCGGTTCTCGGCAGCACTTTTTGCTGTCCCGGCGTATACCTGCTCCCCCTTATGAACGTACTCCTTAAGCCGCTTGTTTTCGTCGAACACCGCCTGTGCAACCCGCTGCAGTTCCTGCTGCTCGCGGAGTGCGGCCTCCTTGGCGCGGCGCTCGTCGTGGCGGGCAAAGCTAAGCTCCCTTATGCGCTTTTGCACATTCCCCGAATAAGTAGCCAGCTCATCATCCGTTACGTCGCCAATATCCTTGGACACCCCCGGCTTGTGCCCACGATCGGGCTCAGGGGTGTCATCTACAACAGCGATATCGATATCGTCTTCTGCTTCTGCTTCTGCTTCTGCCGCGTCTACCGTTTTTACACCTTCCTCTTCGTCAGGGAATGTATAAACCTGTTCCCCTTCACTTCTCGATGCCTCAGCCATGGTATTACTCCTTTAATGGGCCCTACGCCCGCGCGATTCCTCGCGGATCCAGCACAACAGCTTCAACCTGATCGTCATTCACCAAGCGGAACTCGTCCTTATAAATACGCAGACGGGTACCGGAATATTGCCGAACCAATACAAAGTCTCCCTCTTTACACCACGGACCGTTGGGGTACCGTGCTTTATCCCCGTACGCGTCAGGGCCCATCTTAACTACAAACAGCACTACCGTAGCCACACGCTCTTGGTCGATGACAACGTCTGGGCGCACGAGGGACGTACCGTCAAACTTTGCATCGATCTTGGGGACAGCGCATAGTATTTTGTACCCTACCGGATCTGGCAGCAGCTTTGCCTTTTCCTTATCAAAGTCCGGTTCAACATGCTCTTCTATTGCGGTCACATTACCCATCATCCGACTCCTCTACTAGTTTAGCGAGATCGTTAATATACTGCTCTGCGATAGCAAGACCCCGTAATATGCCACACAGATACCGATAATCTTCCATAGTTTGTGCGCGGTTGCTAGCCAGATGGTCCGCATGTTCATTCATGTCCTTGCGTATTCTCTTTACTAACTCTGCCGCGAATTGGTCAATCATTTTTTAGGCTCCTCCTTTTTCTGCGCGACGGCTTGCTTTTTAGCAGCAAGGTCGGCCCGATGCTTAGAGGCTTTTATCGCCTTGTCCTGATTATGCTTCTCTTCAGCGTTTATCATCTGCTGCCGCTTGGCAGCGGCGTCCAGCATAGCGCGATCTTGTGACACTTTGCGCTCCTGCTCGATGCGCTGCTGCGCCTGAGCGGCGTTTGTCTGCGCTTGCTGTTGCTGCAAGCGTGTCTGCTCTGCATCCTTCTGCGCTTGCATCTGCAAGCGTTGTTGCTCGACCTGTGCCTGCTGCTGCATACGCTGCTGCGCCAGTGAGAGCTCCTGCTGCTGCTTCTGCATCTTCATCTGCATCTCTGCCTGAAGCTGCTGCGGATCGATGCCTTTTGACTTGGCATCGATCGATAACCGCGCCTGCTCTATCTGGTTGTCCGCCTGATCTTTTGCTTTTTTCCGCTCCACTTCCATGCGAGCGGTTTCCTGCTCCATGCGCTGGGCGACCAGCACCGGATCCTGCGCGTTCTTCTGGGCCTGCTGCTGCGCGGCCATCTGCTGGCTCTGTTGCATAACTATGGGGGCCGCCTGCGCCATCATCCTGCTCAGCTGCACCTCAACTTCCTGTGGCAGGGACTCTGTCTTCTCCAGCACCGGCAGGGCACGCCCCATCGCGAGGGACATCTTGTTTCGGTATGCAAACCCAACGTGCTCGGACACATGCGCGGCCATGGCAGCCATTATCTGGCTTGCCTTGGGATTCTGCCCCACCATCTGCTGCACCAACGGGTCTTTAGCCATCGCCATGTGCACCTGAATGTGAGACTCGTGGTCCTGCCAAGCTATTGCCTTGACGGGCTTGAGCGCAATGATGTTCTGGTTCTCCTGCACAGGGTCGACAATGCGGATGTCCTCCTCAGTCGGTACAAGCTCACCAATGTTCTTGATCCCAAGGACATTAAGCATCTGCCTGTGAAGTGCTGGCATATCGTAGATGTCCGGAGCCATCTGCGCCAGCTGCACCACTGCTTGGTACTGAACCACCCGCTGTGACATCGTCGCGGAGTTTGGGTCCGACACAGGGATAATGCTGACGTACGAGTAGTCCTCCAGCTTGGCTTTACTACCATCCGGCGCGTCGACATCGTAGTCATAGTCTGGGTTGTCCCCTTCCTCGGCATCTTCTTTGATTATGTCCGCCAGCAGCCGCAGCTCCTGCTTAAACGAAAAGTGTACCCGCGCCTGTACGGCGGTCATGGTTCTTAACTGCCTCTCCAGCACCGCAAGAGTTGTACCCACAGGTGCCTGCGAGCTCATGTCCGCTACTTTCAGATCATTAGTGGACGCGAAGCGCCGCCCCTCCTCCACAATGTTGAGCAGCAACTGATACAGCGTGGCGCTGGGTTCCTTGTACGGAAGCGGAAGAATATTATCCCGTATGGTGCCTGACCCGACGTCGACGTCGCGAAACTCACCCGGTGATATTGGCTGGTCATCCCCCTTAATGCGCAGCCCCTTGGACTTCAGGCCCCCCGACAGATTAGACAGTGTCCCCGCGTCGACAAGCTGACGCATGATTGACGTAGCAGATGTCGCGAACCCGCCCAGCAAGTGGAACAGCCCGAAGCCATACGCGCCGTAGCCGGGGATGTACGTGTACATCACAAAGTGCAGACGCTTCTGCGCCAGATCGTCCTGCTCCTTCCAGTTACGGCGAAGCGCGACTACCTTTTTGGTCTTGTCGAGGAATGTGACGATATACGGCTTAGCGCCCCCCGAGTCCATCGCCTCTTCAGCGCTTTCATCCCCCTCCGTCATAGCGTCCAAGTCCAGTTCTACGGACACCTCATAAAATACGTGCCGTGTATCCAGCAGGTCAGCCATGCCCGTTTCTTTATCCTTCTTTTTCTGGATATCGTTGGGGTCCATAACCTGCGGCTCTGGCAAATCTACGTCCCGCCAAAACCCCGACTCCTGCAGCTTGGCGGTCTCCAACTTGGTTTTCTTCATGCGATGCGCGATGCGCTCGCAGGTCAATAAGTCTGTGGTGCCGTAGGGTATGATGATGTCCTCGGCTGGGACAAATACTGAGGTCTGGCGGTTTAGCGTGGGGCAGTCATATACTTTTTTGAACGCGCACCCAGTACCCGGAAGATTGAACAGCATGCGCTCATGCTCCGATCGAAACTCCGGCATGTTCTCCATCAACTGCCAGTTCAAGTCGTCGCTTACGCGCTTGGCCGCCTTTTCCTTATCCTCGGTTACCTTACCAACAATCTGCGTTTTGACAGGTCCGGACGATGGAAATGTCTCCATCACTGTGTCCGCCTGAAACCGAATCACCGCCTCCATAATCATGGGGTGGAACACGCCGCACGCGCCCTGCCAAGGTTCTGTACGGGTTTCGTACTTCAGCCCGAGCAGGTTTATTCCCTCGGTGTATATCTTCTCCCAGTCCTTCCGGGCACGGAGGTCGTCGTTTATGCCCGTCTCAAGCTCCGAAGCTATTTGCTCCAGCACTTCTTCCGGCAGGGACTCCGCTAGGTTCTCGTAGAAGTCACTCTCCTCCTCGATCTCAACCTCAACGACTGGTTCGTCACCCTCAAGTGAAAACTCAACATCGACGGGTAGCTCATCCAGTGAGCTAGTGGCCAAACCCTGCGGGGGCTGATACAACCCTTTGTCCAACAAATTAACAGCCATCACGCACTCCTCATCTCATAGTGCCTTTTGTTTTACCACGGGATTCAATCCCGCCGCCCCGCTTAAACGGTATGCTCAGCTCAACGCCGGCTCTCGGGACGCCTTTGTACGTTTTACCTTTCTCTCGTGCTATGTAAGCGTCGGCGTAGGGGGAGAGTGTCGCCGCCCCCACGGGGATATCCAAACTGGCCCTACCCCCAATGGACCGGTGGGTCCCCTCTCCCTGAACCCGGACGCGGGTCTCTCTTTTCTTCTTACGCTTTTCGCCCATGGGTCAGCCCTTAGTCCACTTCGGAGCGCCGGCGCTTTTACTTTTACGCCAGCCCTTATTTTTTTTCAGGGGAATAATTTTAATGTTACTGCTTTCGTTGCCACCGCCGGCGTCCAGTGACTTTACATGCTCAACACTCTTGCCATCGCCCGGGCGTATCTTGCCGGACTTGACCGCCCGACGCCACGCAACCTTCTGCAGGGCGTTTCGCCTGCGGTTCTCGGGGCGATCGTTGTACGCCCGCTTGGCCTTGAGCCACTTCTCTGGGGTTTTGGCCATCAGTAATAGGGCCTAGTGCTTCTGCGTTTAAATGACATCCTATCCTCCTGCTCGTCACTATCCAGCGTTATAAACCCTCCCTGACGAAAGCGCAACAGGGCTTGTGACACAGTGTCGACATAATCGTCGTTGTCACCAACAGGAAACGCCGCGCACTCCTCGATCACTTCTTTAGCCCACCGCCGATCGGGAGCCCACACAATGCCAGAGGCAAACAGATCTGAGATAGCGTTAACACGAGCCACCTTATCATTGCTGGTACCCCGCGCGCCGCGCGACGGAGTGTACTCCTGTACGGGTATACCCATACGACGGAACTCTTGGATGAGCGGTGCGCCGGCAGCTTTTTTCTCGATCAGGAATGAGTCCGGCTGCCAATCTTTCCAATGTTCGTAGAGCACCTCCTTCAACTCCGGGAACTCCATCCTGTCTTTGAACGCATCGAGCAGAATCAGATTAGGCACCTGCCGCCCCGCTTCTTTACCCACCTGTCCTTCAAGATAAAACACCCCCCACATTGTACAGGCGCTGTAGTCAGCAGAGGTTTTGGTTTCGTGCGCAGTGTCCACACTCATCAACAGGTAGCTACACGGAGGTGGGTCATCCTCCTCCCAAGTGCGCCAGAACTCCCGCTTGAGTATGGCAGAAACTTCGGACGTGGGGTTCTGCTGGTACTGGGACTGCCAATAGCGCGGGTCGATCGCCGCCCGGGTTTTACGCAGCTCCGCGAGGGACCACTTCTCCGCCCACAGACTTTTCTCGTCGGGCGTGTTTTCGTTAAGGATGGCCGGGAACTCAATTATCTCCCACTCATCAGCGTCGGGGTTCTTGATCTGGTGGTCGATGAGCTTAGCCGTTAAATCTGCGAGGCCCCATCTCGTCATCAACACAACTATGGACCCACCCCACTGCAGCCGCTGCCGTGGACCGGTCTGATACCAAGCCCACGCCTGATCGAACACCAGCTTGCTCCCCGTACGTACATCCTGCTCGGAGTGGGGGTCGTCAATCACGCACAAGTCAGCACCCCGTCCCGCGATACTACCCCCCACACCTACGGCGTAGTACTTGCCGCCAGCGCTGGTATCCCACTGTCCAGCCCCCTTTGAGTCCGCGCTGAGGCGTGTTTTAGGGAAAATCGCCCGATACTCGGGGTCATCCAGCAGGTTTCGCACCTGCCGGGAGAAGTCTTCGCTCAAAGTCGCCGTGTGCGTGGCCATAAGGACCTTGGCATCGGGGCGATGACCCAAAAACCAAGCAGGAAACAGGTATGAGGCAAGCAAACTCTTACCGTGGCGGGGGGCTATGTTGATGATCACCCGCTTTTTTCTGCCCTCTAGAATGTCTTTGAATATTTTAGCTATGTGGCGGTGGTGCGGGCCGGCGTTAAACCCCGGATACACCGCATGAGCGAAGGAAATGAGGTCATCCTGACTACTTTGTACCTCAGCGCGCTTGATTTTCTGGTCTAACAGGTCTAACAGCGCCATTTTCTGCGCTGTAGGCATGTTTTGTATCTCTGCTAGGTTCACGCTTCGGGGGTAACGTCGAGTTCTGCGGGGCTTTGAAGTGACATGTACTTCTCCAACCGGGTTTTGAGCTCCTCATCCAGCTCCGCGTCGGACATACCCACGGTTTTTACCTCGTGGCGCTCAGTGAACAGGGCTACTTCCGTGACTTTACCCAGCATTTCCAGTGCTTTCAAGCGGATGCGTGCGTCTGGGTGCTTAGTTTCCTCGAGTATCTGGGCGACGGTGTACCCACGCAGCTCCTTCGCCTGCTCGACAAAAGCCCAGTCGTA